GTACCCGTAAGATACGGGCTGCATCAGCCGTGATAGCACTATCAGCAAATAAGTTATGTTTCTTAGTTAAAGCCTTAAGGGCTCGGGCTATAGGTACCCATACCGCTACGGATACATCGTCTATAAGAGGCCAAAAAACATGCAATCCTCCACCTGAGTTGTTGATCGTGGGGCTCGGCAGTCCAGTCGCTGTGATAAAGGCATTTAGTGCTACTGCTGCATCTACTTGGTCTTTATACGGCTTGCCCAACCCACAATCAATGTCCAAGTAAAAGGATCGTAAATACAAAGCGTTATCTATAGTACGCCCTGAACTGTCCTGAAAAGAAGCCATTGCAAAATAGGCATCGGTTTTTTCAGTGTCATGGGTTGTAACTCTAGCTTCCAGATCTGCAATAGAACTATGAAATGTCTGCTTTACAACCCCTTTGTGTATCCCTACTGCGCAGTACACGCCCTGCGTTGGCAGCACCGAATCAAGAAAAAATGTCACGTTGCACGATCTAATATTAGATGCTAATCAACCCGCGACCAGCGAGCGATTAACCTCTGAATTTTTATAAGGTGTGCAGGGCGGGGGGCAGACTTGCCCGTAAACCAGTTGTATACAGTAGCGCGAGTAACGCCTGTAGCCTTCGCAACCGCAGGGATGGATAGCCCTTTGCCTATACATGCGTTAGCAAACTGAATTACGGGCAAGGTTTGATCTGCATCAGCTACCTTGCTGAGAAAGAGGGTGTTGTACCCCCTTGACGAATTAGGCATCGTCGTCAGTGCCCCAGTCGTTCAGAATATCAGTAATATTTTTAGACGGGGCAGGGGCAGACTCTGCGGGCTTCTTAGCGCGTTTAGTTGGCTCACTAGAGGCAATGGTGCTTGCAGGCTCTACAGCTGCGGTAGCGAACGCTGGAGGCAACGCAGGTTGCCCCGTTTCTGCACGACTAGGGACCATTTTCATCTCAACGGCTTGACGGGCATCTTCAGTCAAGCTTTGGGTCTTAGCCTGTTCCCATTCGTCTTTAGACAATGGCCGGATAGCGCGGAACTTCAGTACAGGTACAGACTCACTGGTATCAAACCTAGCTTCCGTAACGATACCCGTAATGGGGATACCGTGGCCGCTTAAAAATTTACCGAATGCCTGCAAGGGCATCTTCTCTCCATCGGCTTTGCCAAAGTACGACTTTGCGGGGACGGACATGCTGTATACATTACCGCCGATATCTCCTTCAAGCACCACAGCTAAGCGCTTGCTATAGCGGCAAGCGCGAGACTTACCCTCCCCAGAACCCTCAATGTTCTGCTTACACGTAGCACACGAACTAGATTGGGGATTTTCAATTTCGGCATTGGGTTTATCCCCCTCTGCGGACCAGCATACGGGCTTAGTGTCCTTGCCTTCTTCGTACTTATCTATGTAAAACGTGCGCGCCACGCCTTTGCCTGTACCAATAATTACAAGGTTCATCGCACGTTCTTCGTTTTTCGCGATCTCCTCACTACCTACAATCATGCGCCATACGCCCCCTTTGATTGATATAGATTTTCGGCCTGAACTACCTGCGATCTCCTTTGTAGTTGCATCGGCTTCGCCGCGCAAGTAGTCGGGGATTACTGAACCAGTTTTGAATAGAGTTAGATTACTCATTTGCTTTCCTAAAGTGTTAAATTAAAGTGGAATACTATCGGGCTCTTCGTACTGTTATAGAGTACTTAGCTTCTACATTGACACCTTCCGGCATCTTATCTGGGTTGGCAACCAAAAACTCTTTGAAGTTGCCTTGGTGCAGTCTACGCTCCAGTAACTCAGGAGCATCATTGTCACGTATAAACTTGTACATATGGTCCCAGTCCCCCGTCCAATACCGGGTTTTAATGGAACGGCTAAAGGAGCCACTTGGAGCTTTGCCTCCGTCTTGCCCTGTAGCCTTGCATATCTCCAGCAACTGCTGGCCTATCATGTCGAGTTGCGTCTCTAGGGCTGCAACTGCTTCTTCCATCTCCCGTTGCTTGGCCTCTTTGGCATCGCGTATTTTTATGTACACTCGTATCAATTGGTCAACGTCCATATCATGCTCCTAGTTACTTGCGTTTGAATAGTGGGTGAGGGTACTCGCTGCACTGTTTGCGTCGCCGGGAACCCCCAGTGCCAGCATCCGCTTTCCCCTCAGAGTGAATTATACACTGTCAAATTATACGGTGTCAAGCAATTTCTTGTTTATATAGTTCCACCAAGCTGAGGTGCGACTCTACCTTGTCCTGCATCATTGAGTACATCCTACGTTCGACAGGGCTCCCTTGTAAGTGGGTTACGGTTACGTGGTTGCTTTGTCCTGCCCGATGGGCTCGTGAGTTAGCTTGGATATACGTCTCGGTAGAGGGTATCGGCCCCCACCATACTACTTGGTCAGCACGGGTAAGCGTGATGCCGTGTGCGGTGGCTTGGGGGATAAGCAGCAAAAGGCGAGGGCTGTCTTCTGTCTGAAACCGCTTGATAATTTCACCGCGTTTGGCAGGTGCAACACCCCCATGTATAGACTCCAAGGTATACCCCGCCTTCGTTAGCTTTTCTTCCAGCAAAAACAATGAGTGCCTAAAGGGTACGAATATTAGCACTTTGTTATCGGTCTGCTCGATCACTTCTACCAGTGCGTTAAACCTACTGGACACATCAAACTCCACGACATCTTTGTCATCGGTGTAAACCGCGCCCTGCGATATTTGTAAGAGCTTAGTGAGCAACACGGCGGCATTGGTAGCGGTAATCTCGCCCCCTGCGGCAGTTGCAGCCATGCGTTTTTTAATTACGTCATAGTATTTTTGCTGCTGCGTAGTTAGAGGTATGTCTCGGGTAGTGAACAGCAGGTCCGGTAGGTCTAAGCACTCTGCTTTGGTGAATCGTATAGCGGGTTGCAAGGCTTGATGTACCAGTTCTCTAGACCCCTCCCGGGGGGACCATTTGTATTGGTTAATTTTTACCATCACTTTATCGCGGAACGCTCCAAAGTACTTAGGTACGCCATTGGGATTGACCAGCTTAGCCAATCCGTATGCATCTAGCGGAGATTGCGAAGCGGGAGTACCCGTCATCATCCATATCCGAGTGTCAGGCTTTATCAATGCAGATACCGCTTTCCAGCGCTCGGTCTGTGAGTTCTTTATCGCATTAGCTTCATCGATGATGACAAGGTCGAAGCCTCCTGCGCATAGCTCGGGCAGCACAACTCGCACCCCATCGAAATTGATGATGACAAACTCATAGGGGCCTGCAATAACCTTCTGTCTTATTTTGCGATCACCTTGCGCGATAGCTGCTGTGCGGTGCATGAGTGTACGGAACAAGTCGGCACGCCATGCTGTCTCCATGATGGACACAGGGCAGATGATAAGTACGCGAGCCACCTTACCCTGCCTCATCAAGTAGTCCGCTGCCCATGCGGCTGCACTTGTTTTGCCAGTGTTCCCAGTTGTAAATATGCACCCATTGCGTCGTAAGATTAAAAACGTACTCGGCACGCTAAAGCAGTACTTGAATCCGTCGGTGGAGGGCTCTAAGCGTACATTATCAGTACGTGAGCTGCTATGCAGCGCTAATAATCCTGAGCCCTGCTTTTGTCTCACATATACGGAGTAGCAAACACCCTGCGTGTAGCGATCTGGTCGATAGTCTGCGGTGATACGCGCTACGTATTCATCCCCCGCAAAGGCGTACTGCACAAAGTCGGCACTGTGTTTGCTGGTGCTGCTGAACTCCAACCCTTTGGCCCCCATTCGGTCGCAGCCGTCCCAGTGCATAACTTCATCCCGGACTATCGCAAGCTGCGCGGCAGTAGCCGCCCAAAACTCAGGGCCGAACTCTTTGTCGTGCGTGGGGGCAACAAATGAAAACACGGTAAACCCCTGTGCAGTTGCCGTGTCTTGTTGGCGCTCTCGGTACTCAATTTTCGCGGCATCTAGCAAGCGCCGTAAGCGCACTATTTTGCGCTCTCGCTTGAGTCTCACTACGCATCGGGTAGTCGCGCCCCCGAAATACCCGTCAGCAATAACGGCAATCTGCACGCGCAGCATTTCATCGGATATAGGGATACCTGCACCGCTTGGGGCTTTAAAGTGCGGCTTGAACGCCATGTGGCGGTACGCTATTGTGGGATCCCCGACTGTGCGCCCCTTTGGATCTTTTACCCCTGCATAGCAGTTGTCGTGCTTGACTTGCACGTCCGCAGCGGACATAACCACACGCTTATCCGATCCCCCATTAGAATACACAAGTACGCGATGCTCGGGACTTAGTAGTTGGTCTATTCCGCGCTCCGTTTGAATTCGCACCATTAGGTCGCACGGCTTTTTGATGAACTCAGTAGGGTGTACAAATTCCATATACCCTGTTTCTGGCATGAACTGCGCTACCTGCCCGCCCTGATAGTCAGCGATCCGCTGCCATCCTGTAGGGGTCAAATACTCCGTATCGGAATCTACACATCCTGCCTCGTTGAACACGAAGCATCGAGGGTAGAGAGTAAGAAATTCTGCGGTGGTACGCTGGTGGTCGAAAGGTGTAAACACCCCCGGCCATTTGTACTTACCTAGGATAGGGCTGGGTACATCTTTAACGCCTAGATTACGTAGCAGTTGCACTTCGTCAAAATCCCAGTTGACTAAGACCTCATCCCCATCATTGTTGCCCGTACTAACGATCTTACTTTTAGGTATCAGTGCCGTAATTTGCGCGGCATTACGCGTGTTAAAAAGCAAAGCTTTTGATTCAATAATTTGCATATTAAACAGTAGTGATAACGGAAAAAAGCTGGGTAGCGAACTACCCAGCGTAAAAGGAGACTAACATGACATCTGCCAAAAGACTTTACTCCTTTGGCTCCTAAATGGTACGCTACTTTTTGGCTTCGCGCTTGCTTGTTTGGGACTTCAAGGAATTATTTGCGTTACGGGAAAAGCTACGGTTGGCTGCTTGTGATGCAGCTCGTAGGTTAGATATCGCCTTGGATGCCCCACCTTTAGACAATGGCACAATGTGGTCAACGTCTACGTTATCGGGCAGTCCCCCGTGAGCTTTTTCATACGCTCTACGCGCCTTGTGGCGGGTCGATTGGTTTTTTAACTGCTCAGGAGTACCTTGATACTTTTTGTATTCTTCCGCGTAGTTGCGTGGCTTAGTGGCCATAAGTTTCTCCTATTTGTGGTGCGGGCAAGTGGCGACTGGACAGAATCCGCAGAGGGGTCCCGACCGAGGGTTCCATACATTTAATTCCAATGCCGCCTCAATGGCATTAGCACGGCCACCCCAGCGGGCATAGATATCGGCTAGCTGCTCCCGGGTGTATGAGGCCTTGACCACTGCATTAGCTACGATAAACAATAAGGCACCGCGAACTACGGTTACCTCTGGGTGATAGCTCATGGTCATTGCTGCTAGTAGCTCAAGCTGCGAGGTGTCCGCATATCGGCTACTCTTACCTGTCTTGTAGTCTACGATGCGGGCAACTCCAGTTTCCTTATTTACAATCAACAAGTCGGGGATAGCCCTGAACCATACATCTTTAGCAAAAAAGTCACACGTAGTGAAGTCTGCTCTGATACCCATTTTCCGTTCGACATGAACTTCCCCATCGATGCGGGTAAGGGGTTCTGCGAACTGCTGGAACTGAGCAAACTGGGGTGGAAAGGGCGTACCTGATCCGATAAAGTCCTCGAATGCTTTGTGTACGGCGGTACCGTAAAGTGTGGAGGTAGTATCAGGCTGTTTAAATTTTTTGAGTATGCGGGTTTCATGGTATTTGCGGGGGCAATTCTCAAAGTCTTTAACTGCGGAGTAAGAAAAAGCGAGTGCCATAATTTTTGACTAGAAGTTTGTGGTGATTAATTTTACTAGCTAACAGTCGCCATAGGAAGTCCCCATACCCGACTCGCAATTCAACGGCAAATCCCCCGCCCACTTAGGTGCCCAACGCATGCACTCCTCTAAAAACTGCTGCGCTTCTTTGGCCTCAGCAACAGGGGCAATAATTCCAATGCTGTCATGCACTGTCATTACAACCGTATACTTCTTAGCTACTCGGGTCATCTGCTCCCCGATGATGCACCGTGCAACTGCTTGGCAACAGTTCTCGATGATAGCCCCGCCGTATATACGGGTGATTAGCCCTTTGGACTTGTAGTTCCATTCGGACTTACCTTCGACAAACGCTTTGCGCAGCTCGGGGTACTGAATGTGTAGTCCGCTTGGCAATGTAATCCCTATAGCATCTGTGGTACACAACCCTTGCACATCAATCACATGCTTGGTGCCCTGCGATAGCGCTATCAAGGCCTCTTGCGCCTTAGCCCATAGCTTAGGGATCATGGCATATGTAGTTCGGTAAGCGTCAATGATGCGCTTAGCCTCCCCTGCGCTTATGTCTACACCTGCCATAGCTTTCACGGTGATACGTAACTTGGCTGGCCCTACTCCGTAGCCACACCCCAGAATTACGACCTTACCTACTTGCCGCTGTGAGGTAGATACTTCAGCAACGGGTACGCGATAGATACTGCTGGCCATCAGCTTATACACATCTTCTTTGTTTCGGAAGGCTTCTACCAAATCAGTTTGTCCCGCCATCCATGCTAACGTTCGCGCTTCGATCTGGGCAGAGTCGCAGTCAATAAACACATAGCCCTCAGGGGGTAGGATAGCCTTCTTTATCTTGCCCGCG